GCCTGTCGGCCATCCTGTGCGACATACCGAACATCGGCAAGACATTCACGGCACGCTACTATGTGCAAGGACACCGCAACGCCATCTATGTGGACTGCTCGCAGGTGAAGACCAAACTGAAATTAGTGCGCAAGATAGCCACCGAGTTCGGTGTCGGCGGCAACGGCAGATACAGCGACGTGTACGAGGATTTGGTCTATTACCTCCGCTCCATCGAAACACCGCTCATCATTCTGGACGAGGCCGGCGACCTGCAGTATGAGGCATTTCTGGAACTCAAAGCCCTGTGGAACGCCACCGAGAGATGCTGCGCATGGTATATGATGGGAGCCGACGGACTGAAGGCGAAAATCAACCGCTCCATAGAGTGCAAGAAAGTGGGCTACACCGAAATGCTCAGTCGTTATGGCGACCGCTACTCCAAGGTGACACCCGATGACTGCAAGGAGCGCGAGAAGTTCCTGAAAGACCAGGCAAGCGTTGTGGCACGGGCGAACGCCCCCGAAGGCGCGGACATTGCCACACTGGTACGCAAGTCGGGTGGGGGACTGAGACGAGTTTACACGGAAATAGAGAAACTTAAAAGAGTACAGGCATGATGACGAAGATGGAAATGCAATATATGGATGCGGTTATACAGATGAATCGCCGACAACGGAATAACGAAGTGGACTGGGAACAGCGTCGCTATGAATTGGCCAAGGCTGCATTGTTTGTGGCTCCAGCCCTTTACCATGAACGTGAAGAAATGACAGCCGAACACATTGCCAAGTATGCGGTAAAGATAGCGGACGCTGTTGTGTCTGAACTTATTGAAACGGAGAAGTGATATGGCAAAGCGAGCATACAGTCCCAAGGACGTGGCGAACATCAAGTGCAAGGCACTTCCATTTGAAGGACAATGGAAAGACGTGTTCGGCCAGCCGGAAGAGGGCGACACATGGTTCATCAGCGGACCCAGTGCCAGCGGCAAGAGTTCCTTTGTGATGCAGTTCGCCAAGATGCTCTGCGGAATAGGCAGCGTACTGTATGTGTCCTTGGAGGAAGGTGTGGGGCTGTCGATGCAAAGACGGCTCGCCCAGTTCAAGATGACCGAGGTGCAAGGCTCGTTCCGCATCATCACCGACGGAGACATCAAGGCGCTGGAGGAACGGCTGGCAAAGCCCAAGAGCGCCAAGTTCATCATCGTGGACAGTTATCAGTACGCATACGAGGCAGGGTGGGAGTATTCGCTGACCAGGGCACTGATAGACCGCTTCAAGCGTAAGACCTTTATCTTCGTCAGCCAGGAGGACAAAGGGAAACCCATGGGAAAACCTGCCATCAGACTGAAATACGCGGCAGGCGTGAAGGTGAGGACACAAGGTTTCCGAGCCTACTGCCAAGGACGGTATTCGGGCAACGTGAGCGAATACTACACCATCTGGGCAGAAAAAGCAGTAGAGGTTTACAACGACAAGTCTAACAACTAAAACATAACAGAGATGAAGAAGAAAGTTTATATCAGCGGAGCGATAGCCCACTACGACCTTGAGGAGCGCATGGCTGCCTTTAACCATGCGGCACGCTATCTTTCCATAAAAGGCTACGAGCCGGTGAACCCGTTTGAGAACGGCATATCGCAGGACGCACACTGGAGGGAACACATGAGAAGGGACATCGCCCTGCTTTTGGAATGCGACTGCATCTACATGCTGCAGGGCTGGGAATTGAGCAAGGGCGCAAAACTGGAACTTGATGTTGCCAGTTCGTGCGGCATTAAAGTATTGTTCGAATAACATTAAAACATAGAAAATATGGAAGAAAAGAAAGTACAACTGGTGTTTGAGTTTGACCGCTCCGAATATGATGCGTTTCTTTTTCTGATGGACCAGAAGAAGGACGAGGAGGCGGAACAGATTTGGGATGCAATGAGCAAAGCCCCTATCAAATGCGACTATAACGCATTTGAGGGAGAAGCCAAGACCGTGAAACTGATGATGATGTGCGCTGCCATAGCATCAGTCAAGGAACTTGTAAAGGGAAAATGACCATGGCACAGGAAGTAACCAATTTCGCACGGTTCTTTGCGGCTTTTAACAAGTTGCCGTATAACGGCAGCCGCGAGGAGTTCAAAAAACAGGTCGTGCTGCAGTACACCTGGAACCGCACCGACAGCCTCCGTGAGATGACGCGGAGAGAATACAACGACTGCTGTGACGCACTGGAGAAACTGAACGGCCAGAAAGACGAGCAGAAGAAACGCAGGAGCGAGTGCCTGAAACTCATGCAGAAACTCGGCATCGACACCACCGACTGGACACGCATCAACGCCTTCTGCCAGGACCCGCGCATCGCGGGCAAGGTGTTCGCCCGGCTGAGCAATGAGGAATTGGAGCAACTTTCTGTAAAGCTCCGCTCTATCAGGCGCAAGGGCGGACTGAAGCCAAAGAATACGGAAGTCAAACCACAGGTGGACGTAGCCTATGTTATCCGCATGGACGCAAACACCCCAACATGCTGACAGATATGGAAAGGAAACAGGAACAGGCACTGAAGGTGCTGAGACAGCAAGTCCTCGAAGCCACCCTTGACATGGAGCGCGAAGAGGCCGCCGAGTTCTTCGGCGAGTTGGCAGACTGGGCATACGCACAACAGGAGGCTATGCTTATAGACGAGCCGGAGATGCAGAACTATGATGAGGACTAACCCCATAAAAAGACAAAGAAATGGAAGAAAACAACAAGCAGACCGTTGAAATGACGGCAGAGGAGATGGCCGAGTACCGGGCCTTCCAGAAGGCGAAAGCCAAGAAAGAGGCAGAGGCGAAAGCCAAGGCTGAGCGTGAAGAGTACAAACAGCTCGTGGACGAGGAGATAGAGCACTCCATACCAGTGCTCCTCGGCATCAGCGAGCAAATCAAGGACAGCAAGCAAAAGGTGATGGACAACTTCAAGACCATACTGGAGATGAAGTCCGACCTGTTCAAGACCAAGGTCAAGGACGACCAGCGCAGCCACACGTTCACCAACTCCGAGGGCAACAAGCGCATCACGCTCGGCGTGTATGTGACCGACGGCTACCGTGACACGGTGGAGGACGGCATCGCCATCGTGAAGGAGTACATCGCCAGCCTTGCCAACGACGACAAGACACAGGCACTGGTGAACATGGTGTTCCGTCTGCTGGCACGCGATGCCAAGGGCACGCTGAAGGCAAGCCGAATCGTGCAGTTGCGCAAGGTGGCGCAGGACACCGGTGACGAGCGTTTCCTTGAAGGCGTGCGCATCATCGAGGAAAGCTACCAGCCGGAGGTGAGCAAGCAGTTCATCAGGGCCGAGATAAAGAACGAGAACGGAATGTGGAAACCCATACCGCTCGGAATGACAGAATCCTAAAGGCGAAACGACATGATACAGGAAGTAGAGAAGAAACCCAAAGTGGCCCTGTGCCGGAAATGCTACGGCACGGGCCGTCTCCGCAACCGCGAGACAAGTGAGGAACATACATGTGAGCAATGCGAGGGAACGGGCAGAGTGACCGTCAGCGCGAAGATGACCTACGACATCCGTCCCTACAAACCGAGAGAAAGACAGTAAAAACAGTTTATGGCAAAGAGGCGAGGAGCAAGTTACCAGAAACGTGTCACCGACATAAATAGGATATACGACCAGCATGCCAAGAGCGGAATCAGCAACCGCGAGATATGGCGTAGGTTCGTGTATCCTGTTTATGCTATATCCGAGCGAACCTTCTACAACCTCCTCAATGCCTCCTGCGACCCGAAGAACGAAGTGCCACAGGAGGCACAGACATTTCTTCAGTTTGACTTTGACGATGAACCAGGACGTACAGAAAATAATCCGCAATATCCTAAACGACATTAGGGTGGAGATGAGCGACGAGTTCGACAGGAACTTCGAGCGGCAGGCTTTCTTCAGCGAGGCGTGGCAGCGCAGGAAAAGCCCCACACGGCCGGGCGGTTCCATACTGATAGACACCGGCACCCTCCGCCGGAGCATATCCAGCCGAACCACCGAGAACAGCATCACGTTCTTCACCACGCTGCCCTATGCGGCCATACACAACGATGGAGGCGAGATAAGGGTGACGAAGAAGATGAAGCGTTTCTTTTGGGCAAAGTATTACGAGACTTCCGGCGCGTTCGGCCGCAAAAAGAACGGCGAGCGGCGAAACGACAAGCGCACCGTCCAGCTGAGCACAGAGGCCGAGTTTTGGAAGTACATGGCGCTGATGAAAGAGGGCAAGAGCATCAGGATACCGCGCAGGCGTTTCCTGGGTGTGTCGCCCGAAGTGGAAAAGGCCGTCCGCGACATCGTGGAGGAGAACATCACCGAATACTTTAATGTGGAATTTGAAATCAAGCGAAAATGAGAAAAGAACTTTATAACCTCCTTTGCAGGGAACTCGGAGCGATAGCGGAAATAAAGCACATCGACCTGTGGAACCGCAACGTGGAGTTCATCGAGCAGGAAGAAGGGTGGGAGAGACCGGCCGTGTTCGTGGAGTTCGGCCCGATACAGTGGAAACCGATAGTGAACGGCGTTGAGTACCGTGCCGAGCCACAGATAACCCTCCACATCGTCACCGACTGGGCAGGCGCGGCCAGCGAGGGCAGTCTGTTCAAGGAAGATGCGCTGGAGGTGTTCGACCTGCCCGACAAAATCCACAGGAGGCTTGCCAATCTGGAAGGCGAGACCTTTGGAGAGCTTGACCTTGCGCAGAGCATCACCAACCATGACCACGAGGACATCGTGGAGACCATAGAGGTATATCAGTATGTCGCCATAAAACGGCTCTGATTTGCCCCGTATCAAACAAAAAGGGCGTTCCCGGCTGATTGCTTGGAACGCTCTTATTATGTTGTCAGAATTGAATTATAACACCGTTAGGCGGCATCGGTGAACAGCATCATGTCCGTGTAGTGCGAGCTGTAGTTCACGGTGGCGTTGAACTCCACTTTGTGACAGTTTCTGAATGGGTTGCCCACGGTCGGATTCCTGCCCATCCACTCGCAAAGCTCGATGATGGACGACTTGTTAGAAGTGAAGTAAACGAAACGATGACCGGCAAGAATGGTCAGCACATCAAGGTAATCTGACAGCTTCCAGTACATATTATATGTACCCACATCGGTGGAGAGATACGGCGGATCGACAAGGAACACCACATTCGGCACGTCCTTGTATCGGGCGAACAACTCCTTGTAGTCGCACGATACAACAGTGATGCCTTCCAGATAATCATCGCAAGCGGGATAGTCAGACTTGCGTATGTTGTTGTAGAGTGCCTCCTTCCTCATTTCAGAAATGCTCATCTTGTACTTCATGGAGAACATCAGTCCTGCGGAAATGGTGATGAAGTCAATGTACTCGACCTCACACTCCTCCTGCTCCAGTCGGGCGAATATACGGTCGCGCAGCTCGCCACGGATGCAGCTGTGCTTGGGTATGCCCTCCGCCTCCACCATTTTGCGCAGGTCAGCCAAAAGGCGGTTGGTCTGCGGGATATGCTGTAGGCGGTTGCGGTAGCCGTCGAAGTCGTTGTATATGACTGTGGCATTTGGCTTCTGGCACTTGGTGATGTGCGACAGCAGACCTGAACCGCCGAACAAATCCACGAATACCGTGTCCTCCGGATATTGCTTCAGAACCTTGATGAACTCACGCGCGAACATGCGCTTCTGTCCCACGAAAGGGAGCGGTGCCGATAAATACTGTTTTTTCATGTTTTATACGTTCAGTTCAAATTTCACGTTCTCGTTCCCGTCGAGCAGTTGTATGGTGTGTTCGATGTTGTTCTCGTAGATATGCACATTCGCAAGGTTCAGCGTGATGGACTTCAACGGGAGGTCAATCTGCCGAGCCATAAGGTAGAGATGGTAGATGTCCGCAGGCAAGCCGAGGTTCGCGTCTGAGCTGCGCTGGTAAGCCGACACAACCAGTTCGCCGTTCTCTATCTGGAACTGGACGAGCGACAGGCACGGAGCCTGGTTTGTCTCCGCATCGGTGGAACCAAGGAACAGCACATAATTCTTGCTGTTGCGTTTTTCCCGGTTGATTCTTGCAATGAGTGGCGGCAACTTTTCAAAATAGGTGGGGTAGGAGTTTACGAGAATGGCACCGCAGTAGTCCCACCAGTTGATGCCCACCTCGCGGTACTTCTCCACGTTGCGTTCACCCTGCATGAAAAGCTGCAGCTCATTCCTTAACTTCTTGCGTGCGATGCCGTGCCCCTCGAAGATGTCGAGCAGGTCGGCAGGGGAGAGCACCAGCCTCTCGTTGAGCAGATAGCGTATGCTCCCCTTCTTGTTTTGTTGGCACTTGCCCTCGGCAAGCACTTTCTGTAAAATTTGATGGTATTTGTTCATGACCGTTTTGATTTTGAAAACGGTGCAAAGGTAACACGGCAGCACCTCTCCCTAACCAACAAGCCACCACGTTACACTGCAAGCAGGTTGCAGTCGGTTTTGAAACGGCGTATGAGGTTATAGACCTTGCGCTCGCTGACGGCATACTCCGTGGCGAGCCTTGCCACGATATAGGACACCTTCTCGCCCTGTGCGGAAAGCGTGCGGTATTCATTAAAAAGGTCGATGTACTGCACATCGTCCAGTCTGATTCCTGCCTTTTGGAAGTAAATCAGCAGTTCCCTGTTCAAATTAAGTATCTCTATCAGTTTCATTTTCAGAAAAATTTAGTACTTTTGCATCGTCTCACTTATTCAGCGCAATCGCGCACAACAAAAATAAACCTCTTACTGGCGAACGAGGGTATATGCCCCCGGTCGTGCCGGTAAGAGGTATCGTTGTGTTAATGAGTAAGTGAGACGACTAATTAACAGGCCGGGGGCTTTTTTATTTCCCTCCCCCGAAGGGATTGTTCTTAGTCTCGGTATAACTCCAAATTGAAATTATCCTTGCTCTTCCATCCGTCAGCCAGTGTGTCCTGGATATGCTGCATGGCTTTGGTATAGAAATCCGTCAGTTCTTCGATGGTGCTGAACGTGTGATAGTATGGCACATCGTCTGTTCCGAACTTGAACGTGACTGGCAATGTCTTGCCGTCAGACTGCACAGCCAAGTCGTATGCCACCTTGTAGTTGAACTGGTTCTCGTTAGAGAGCCACACGCACATGCCGTTCCACACGAAGCCAGAAAGTATGGTCTCGTTCGTGCGGTCGTTGAACCATTCCGACACCATGGTCTTGATGGCGTCCTCAGATGGCTTGCCGTTGAACTCCGCCTCCATGTAGTCGGCAGAGCCGTCCTCGTTGTCATGCACGTCCCAGCGGACGCGCCACTTGTCTTTTACGGGGTTGGTGCATTCAAGCAGCTTCACCCCCTGTGCTCCGTTTACTCTGTTCATCATGTGAAAATGTACTTTGTTCTACCCTTGCCGAAGGTTTCCGCCTTGATGGTGGTCTCGAACGGGAAGCCGTCCGGCATTTCACTTACTTGCTGGAGAATGTTCTTCATCTCCTCGCTGTTGGTGAAGAACTTCTTCGGCTCGCCGTTGTGTTCGATGGACACCACGCAGCGGTCTTCGCCCTGACTGGTCTTGACTCCGACCTCGAAGTCCTTCACCACGATGGGCAGGTTCACCAACTCGCGGATGCTTACCACCGCACCCGCAAATCGCTTCTTGCCGTCTTCCGGCTTGTAAGCGACATTCAAATCCTTAAATGATTTCATTTCTTTGCCTGTTAATTTATTGAACAACATTATACAGTCGGCGTGTTTTGCCATTCCGTAGAAACTTGCTATCAAGACACGCCTCCTCTTTTTCGATTTAACCTCGTGCATTTTTCGGGCGAACTTCTGCTTGATGCGCTTGCGTAGCAGCACATGGTCGGGATATATGACATACCCCAAGAAGTCAATGCCCTCGTCCACGGGGAACACACGCTCGTTGGCCTTAATCTTCAAGTTGATTTGTTCCAGCTGCTCATGGACGGCATCACGAATCTCCCACAGTTCCGCTTTCGATTTTCCGAGTACCACGCCGTCATCACAATAGCGGTAGAAATGACGCACGCCGTACCTGTCCTTCAGATAATGGTCTAAATACACAGACAACAACAGATTGCCCAAGCCCTGCGACGAGCGCAGCCCTATGCTGATACCTTGCGGTATGATGCGGACAAAGTTGTCAAGCATGGCTATGAGCTTCTTGTCTTTGAATACCCGATGCACACTGTACATGACGAAGTCCTGGTTGACACTCTCGTAGAACTTGGAGATGTCGAACTTGTAACAGAACCTTGTGCCCTCCGGGTCTTTCTGTATGTCACGGCGAATGTACTTCATCAAGTCGTGCATTCCCCGGTTCTTGATGCTTGCGGAGGTCGTTCTGATGAACCGCTTCTTCAGATGCTTATCCACCACCGACATGATGGCATGGACGGCGATGCTGTTCTTCAGTTTCTTGAAGAATTGAATGTGCCGTAGTTTGCCGGCCTCAATAATGTCTTTCTCCTCAATGTCCTTTGCGGTCACATGGAACGTTCCGGAAGCAATACGTTCAGAAAGTTCCTTGATTACCTCCTCACGATGCGCGAGCAGGTAACGCCCCTGATGGCTTTTCTTCCGTTTGGTGCCACTGAGAACCTGGTCGAATGATTCCGCCATGTTGGAATACTCGACAATCTCCTCTATGATGTGACCTTCTCTGCGCATAGCATCAGTTGTTGGTTGTTTATACAATGGAAGATATGGGCCTTCCTTTCCCCGGGCCTAAGTTCTTCGAGACGTTTCCGTCCTACCAAACTCTACCCGACACTTGATTTTTCAGCTTTCCAATACTTTCCAAAACATTCCAATTATTGCAACATTGGAAAGAATTGCTTTTGCTGTGGCTTGCCACCCTCGGCACGACATTGGGGACACGTCCCCATCGTTGTACGCCGATTGATAGTTGGTGAGACGCGAGCCGATGTTCGCATTCGCATTCGAGGCATCGTTACTCGCATTCGCGTACGACACACCGCCATTCGCGTTGGCGTTATTGTAACCGCGATAAACCACACGGCCTATTGGGTAGCTCTACCGGCTGCAAAGTTACTGAATATCTGTGCAAAACTTGTAAGAATATTACGCAATGCACCAAAACAGCATGGCAATGAAGCCACCGAACACCGTGCAAGCCCAATCTATCCAGTCCCAAGGGCAGCCGTGTAGTTTGTCTTTGAGTTCAAGACAGGAGGCTGCGATGATGGCTGAATAGATAGCCGACCATGGCGACAGAGCGCACAGACCAACGATGAAACCGCCGACAAGATGCTTGTAGCGGTTACTTTTCTTCAGAAATGAGATAATTTTGTTCATAACTTGATGTGTTTTGAAAAATTGTTATTACCTTTGCAATGCGAGGGATGGGGCAACCTTTAGAGACCCGCTCTCGTTCCAGCCAAGTTTTCTAACTTGGCTTTTTTATTTGTATGATTTCATCGCCTTGTATGCAGTAAATCAAATCAAACTTCTTGTGCTGAGATGTCCCCTTTAGACCATTGAATTTTGCAAGACCAGTTTGGAAGTTCTCCGCAGAGAAGTTACCGTTAGGGAAGAACAAAACTGCAATTCTTGACTCAGGTTTTGATGCACAATGTTTGAGCGCATTTCTAATATTGTTAGGTGTGCCACTTTCTGCACCGGCAACCTCAAATTTAAGATTGTCCCAAAGTCCTTCACAGCTTTTACCCTTATAGACATTTTGTGGTTCTTCCTCTAAAATCACAGAGTGCCCATGCTTATATCCGACATCTTGTATTGTGGTTTCATACCAGCCTTTGTCTTTGTCTAAATTGTGCCCTATATGGGTGGCTTTTAGACCGCCGTTCTTTTCATCAAAGGTGACATCTTTATATTTTTCGTCTTTAATAAGTTTACCGTACAATGAGCGGTTATTTTCGATATGTTCTTTTTGAACCTCTTTGATGCTCCGAAGCAGTTTGCACGCAGCGCACAACTCATTTTCGGGAACGAACCTCGCCAACTTGATTTTGCCCTTTGCGATGTCGCAGTCCCTGCATCGGCGAATGGTGTAAGGGTTGTAGTCGGGCACCGTCTTGTCCTCCTTGCCGGGGTTGAAATGGAAGATGCCCTTCGTGTCACGTTGCAAAGCCTCCTCGCCAAGTGCCATCGCCTCGTCGTGCGGTGTAGTCGGATATTTTGACCTGCGCACCTGCACCACAGTACAGCGGCAGTTCCAGCCGTTGGGCGGATAGTATTCCTCCCAGAACGGGTCTGAAGGTGGAAGCGTTACCCCATTGAGCGCAGCGTGTTCCGGGCGCACCTTGCCATCGCCAGCCGTGCGGTACTGAAGGTTGTAGCGGTCGCCGTCCTCCGAGAACCGTTCCCACTTGGCAGCCATCTCCGCAGATGACTGCACGAAGTTGTACTCCGCACGGAGGTAGTTGGAGTTGTAGGTCTTGTCTATCTTCCGAACGTCGTTCAAAAACGCTTCGAATGTCTTTCGTTCACCGTTCTCGTCAAGCAGGGACGGGAACGCCTCGTTCAATTCATGGAACGTTTTCATGCCAGAGAAAATGTAGTCCGACCGCTGGAGCCGCTTGCGCATGCCATCGGACATCTCCACCTTTTTGAAAGTGGAGTCCAGCACACCGGCATGGGCATCGATGAACTTCTGGATTTTTGGTTCGGCCAGCACCTCGATGCGGAACTGCGAACCCTCCAACGAGTAGAGCGTGTGCATCATGCCATCGAACAGCTCTGTGAGTTGCTTGCGTATCTCCTCCTCACGCTCCTTTGACAGCGATAAAGTCTGCGGCTCATCGCCTAACAGCAGGGCGTAGCGTTGGTGCAGCCCCAGATAATCACTGGGGCTTAATCGAAAAAACTGCCGTGTACGTTTTGCTGCTGTTTCTTCTTGCCGTCCTTGTCGTCTGGCTTGTTGTTACCCTCATCATCATCGTCCCCACCACCGGGTAGCATGGGTGTGGCGTTGCGCCGTTCCCCCACAGGCATGCTGTACTTCTCCGCAAAGTATGTCGGGTCCACCTCGTATCGGTCGGCAATCATCGTCTCGTATGCCACCTGCTGCTCCGGGGTATAGTCCACCGCATCGTCCCATTCAAAGCGCAGTCCCTTGACAGGGAAGCCGTGCTTCACCATGCGCGGGATCAGCTGGTTGTTCACGATGTCGCGCAGCATGGTGCAGTCGCTCTCCACCAGGTTCTCGAACACCTCCAGGTGCGTTTCCGACTGCGAGAGGCTGCTGCCGTCCTCAATGGTCATGGTCTGCCCGATGATGAGTTTCGAGAGTTCCGAGTTCGCCCGGTCGATGCGCTTGTCATAGACGTTGAAGGCATCGCCCTTGCCGCTCTCCACAAACTCAATCTCCGTGTCCTGCCCAGCCACCATGTATTGGCTTGCCCCTGCGCCCTTCAGCATCTGCTCCAGTCGTCCCATCTCCTTGGGGTCGCGTGAGGTGGTGCGGGCGATGCGCATCGGCATACCGAAAATCTCACCGAATGAATCCCAGAACGCCAGCATGTTCTTCTTCGGTATGGTCTGCGTGGCAGCCTTCAGATACAGTCCGAGGTCGTCAGGCCGTCCAGCTTCGATGAGCCAGTCTGTAAACGGAGCCGAGCGGTAGTCTATGCCCGAAGTCCAGTCCTGCCCGAGCTGCTGAATGACACGCCCGTATTCCGGAATGACATGCTTTCGTGAAATGAGTTTCACGTCCGTATAGCACACGCAGCCGTCGCCGTCGGTGGTGAGGTCGCCAAGCTCGATGAGCGAGTGTCCCCAGTTGTTGGCGGCAAGTGCATATTCAAGCAGCTGCTTGAACCACGACTGGTCAAAATAATGGTGCGCCTCCTCGTCCTCGTTGCCCTTGGCATCTACCAGCTTGAACGACTTCGCCATGACGAATCCCACACGCTGGCGCACACAACCCGAGAGGTGAAGGTCAATCTCCACATCGCGGTAAATGTCGTAAAGGCGTTGGCGGTTCGGGCTGTCCACATTGATGGCCATCTGCCAAGCCTGTCGCCAGTCGGCGATGTCCCTGCGCGTGAGCGCATCGGTGGTGCGCTCCAGTTCGATGACCATCTTCTTCACGCGCTTGCGGTCTGACGACTTGGCAAGATGCAGGTCGCCGTATGGTGTGTGCAGCACGTTCTGACCGCCACCGAACATACCGCTGAAAAAATTCTTTATATCCATAGCGTTACCAGTTGTGTCGTAATTGTTTCTGTGAACCGAATATGAGCAGGTCGCCTGTCGGTGTGCCGTCCTCGTCGGTGGCGAGCGGCAGGTCGGGGATAATTTTCCCGGCTTGCACACCTTCCAGCCACTTGACCGCACGCTCGTAGCGTTCCTTGCGTATCTCGCTGCCCATTTTCTGAGGCATCGCTGCGATCATGTGGTAGAGCGCAATGTCGGCGGCATACATCACCACCAGGCGGTTGCGCTCCTCACCCTCAGCCGAGAATACCGCCTCCGTGTCGTATTTCGGACGGAGGTAGCCGGCAATCTCCTCACATGCCTCCAGTTCCGCATTGTCGCGTATCTCCCCAGAGGCCTGCGACACCACCTTCAGCGCATTCTCGCCGATGACCACCCTGTAGTCTTCTTCCGTGATAAACATGATGCGCCCCCTTTCTTAATGCGTAACATAAATGGCACGACGCTCGATGTCAGCCACCTTCACACCCTTGCGGAAGCGGTGCTTTGCCACCAGTTCACGGATGGTGCGTTTCGGCACGACCTTCAGCGAGCCGTTCATGTAAATCACGTAATATTTCATGCCAAGCAGCTCCGAGAGCTTGTTGGATTTCTTGATGGCACGCTTGCACTGCCATCCCCAGATAATGTCCTTTATAACTTGAATCATAGTTACCAAATGTTTTTGGCGGTCGGCCTCTTGCCGAACACCGGTTTGAAACTTTCCTGTCTTGTGTTGCGCTGCAGAATCCATATCGCACCCTCGTCGGCATCGGGCGCATCGTCGTGTACACGGCTGCCACGCTCCAGTGCCAGCGTCTGCTCAATGCCCACCTGCATGTCGGGGTCGTCTTTCTTGCGCTCGTTGTAGAAAACGAATCCACGCTCCCAAAGCGGACTGACCGCCTCGATGCGCTGAATTTTGTCCGGCTTCTTGCGCTTGTCGGGCATGATGGGCAACTGGTATCCGCGCAGGTTTCCCTCTACGGCGAACTCGTCCAGAATCACGTCCTGTATGAAGTTCGCCTCCATGAAGAACTGCACGGCCACCGTGTCGCGTGTGCGCTCATAGAGGTCGTAAAGCCACCGCACCATCTCGCTGACCGTAGCCTGGCGCACGAAAGCATCGATGAGATGCAGTTCCGAGCCAATCTTTCCCCACAGGCGGCACGCCTTGTAGTCGTTGGAAGTGGTCGATTTGAACGACGGGTCGGTGTAGCACACCAGCATGTCGTACTTTTCGAGCTTGGGCAGACGCTTGTAGCGAATCCACTCCGCACGGAAGATGGTGCCGTCCACGATAGGGTTGTGCATCATCTCCTTCTCCCATGCGCGGTAGCCCACGAAGTCGCGGTAAGCCTGTGCCTCCGCTTTCGTCCACTTCTCCTTCCACACTGGTTCGCCGTTTCGGTCCACCGCCTGTATCTTGGAGAGAAACACGCCCTTTGTGCGCGAGATGTTGTAGAGCACAGAGTTCTTGCTGATAAGGTTGCCCACCATGATGAAGCGTCCACGACCCACATCGAGCGCACCGAAGAGCGCCTCCTTCACCCAGTCCGTAAGGTCATGCACCAACTTCTCGTTGCGGCACAGCTGGTCATCGTCCAAGTCGTCGATGACGATGTAGTCCGGACGAGCCTCACGGTCGCGCAGGCCACGGGGCGACTGACCGCGACCGCAGGCAAGGAACTTCACACCGCTCTTGGTCTTGAACTCACCCTCCTGCCAGCCACCGTCATTCTTCTGTTGCCCGAAGTCAGCGATGAGCCGTTGGTTGTATTCCAACTCCGCCTGAATGTCGCCGAGCAGTCGGTCGGCATTATCCTCCGACTTGCCCACGACCACCATAAAGTTGATGAGCCGCTTCGGTTGGAACATCAACCAGAGCGGCGTGAAAACATCAAGGTGCGTCGATTTGGCATGACCGCGCGGCCACATGAACACCGCCTTCAGGTCGGGCGTGTTTCGCACCTTGCGTGCCGCCTCGTTGTGGAACGGCGCATTGTGAATGGTGCGTATGACCTCGCCGGTCGTCTTGTCGCGCAACTGGAGGAAATGTGGAAAGTAATACTCGCAGAACGCTGCATAATTATTGAGCAGACGCTTGATGCGCATATCCCTCTCCACGGGCGTTTCGCTTTTGAGAAGCGATGTGTCCGTGATGGACTGCACCTGCCGGCACCGCTCTTTCCATTCCTCGTATGCCTTTTTCTTTTCCGCTGCTGTTGCCATAGGCTGCCCTCCGTTACTTTATGCCCATCTGCTCGGTGATGTACAAGTCCTGGTACTTGTTGATGACACGCATCAGTTCGGGAGTAACTTCCGGGTCGGTCTGTGAGCGGAACTCCAACCATCTGGAGAAAGCCATGAACACCTCGATGGCGTCCACCACGTTAGCCTTCTTGTCGAGTTTCTCTATGACCGACGAGAGCTTTGCCAACTTGTCGCCCAGCCCTGCGATGAGTGCCGGGTCGTTGGAGTCATTCACCTGTGTAATGAGCGTGTCGATGGTGAGCAGCAGTTTGTTCACCAGTTCGGGACGGGTGATGTTCTTGGCGGCACGCGCCTCCTTCCATCCGTCGGCTGTACACCACTTGGATATGGTGACGCGCGACACGTCCACCTTCTCCGCGATCTCCTGCTGCTCCATGCCCGAGAGATAGAGCGTGCGTGCCAGCGACTTCTTCTTTTCAATATCTGCCTTTGTCATGTTGATAAGGTTTTTTGTTCGTTACGTCAGGGCACACCACGCCCCGATTCATTTGCAAAAGTGCCACGATTTCGGTGGCTCTCCAAAAAAGTGTGCAATGCTTTCATACAAGTGTGCAACCATTGCACACTTTTTTGGCGGACAGACATTTACCTCGTAATATTGCAGTCGCAAACCGGGCGGTGCAGCCCAAAAACAGCAACGACATGAGTAAAGGAAAACGAGTAAGAATAACCAACGATAGCCTGAACAGCTACGGCACAAGAGTGCTGACGGCAGGTATGAACGTGGAGCAGTACCAGCGCAACCCGGTGCTGCTGTACATGCACGAGCGCGGTAACGTAATAGGCTATGTGAAAGACCTGAAGGTGGAGGACGGTGAGGTGACCGGCGAGCTGATGTTTGATGAAGCCTCCGAACTCTCCGTGCGCTGCAAGAAGCAGTACGAGTTCGGCAGTCTGAAGATGGTGAGCGCAGGGCTTGACATTCTGGAGACAAGCGAGGACCCCGAACTATTGGTGCAGGGGCAGACCAGCCCCACCGTCACCAAGAGCAAACTGTTTGAGGTCAGCCTGGTGGACATAGGAGCCAATGACGATGCCATCGTGCTGCAGAAAGACGGCAAGAAGATAACCCTCGGCAAGGACAGCGAATGTCCCTTGCCAATGTTGAACAACAATAATCAAAAACAAATGGAACAGAAACAGATTGCCCTACAGTTGGGCTTGCCGGAAACGGCAACTGAGGCGGACATCAACGCCAAGCTCGGTGAGTTGAAGGCTGCCAAGGAAGAGAACGAGAAACTCCAGCAGGAGAAGGCGACTCTCACGCTTGCCAGCATCACCGCCATCGTGGAGAAAGCGGTAGGGGAGAAGCGCATCGCCCCCGACAAGAAGGACGAGTTCATCAACCTCGGCAAGGAAGTCGGCAAGGAGAAACTGGAGTGCATTGTCGCAGCCATGGCTCCGCAGATGAAGCTCAGTGCCGTTATCGGACATCAGGGCGGAGCGGCAACACAGCAACCGGCTGCCTACAAGAAACTGAGCGATGTGCCGTCAAGCGAACTCTTGACCCTCCGCAAGGAGCAGCCCGGAGAATACAAGCGACTCTACAAGGAAGAGTACGGCATGGAGTGTGAACTTTAGTACAAACCAATAAAACAAGAAAAAGCAATGAAAGCAAAAGTATTTTTGACCATGATTACGGCTGTACTGTTCAATGCGATGACAGGAGCCGTATTCGGTATGGCATTGGGCGTGTCGCCCGTGGCAGGTGCCGTCGGTGCCAATGCCATCGCGCTTGCAGTGAGCGGTGCAATGCCTGTGGCAGTGGCACGCGAGGGCGTGCTGAAAGAGATTTGGACCGGCGAGCTGGTGAGGGCACTCCGCGAGTTCCTCGCCGGCACTTGGCTTGACGGCATCCCCGACAGTTCAAGCATTGTCGATAACGATGTTATCCATCTGGTAGAGGTAGGTGTGGACCCTGACGTACTTGTCAACAACACCACCTACCCAATCCCCTTGCAGGCACTTGATGACAAGGACATCGCCATTCAGCTTGACAAGTTCCAGACAAAGGTAACACCAATCACCGACGATGAGTTGTACGCTATCAGCTACGACAAGATTGCCCGAGTGAAGGAGAGCCATTCAAACGCCATCAACGATGCCAAGTTCGCCAAGGCTGCACACGCCCTCTGCGCACAGAAGAACACCGCCAAGACCCCGGTACTGACAACTACTGGCGAGCGTGACGCGACCACCGGCCGTATCAAGATGACCGTCAAGGACGTGCTCGCGATGAAGGCAGCCCTCGACAAGTTGGGTGTTCCGACCACGAACCGCCGCCTCGTATTGTGTACCGACCACGTGAATGACCTCTTGGAGACCGACCAGCGTTTCAAGGAGCAGTACAACATCGACCGCAACACCGGCAAGGTGGGCAAGCTCTACGGATTCGACATCTACGAGTATGCCAACACCCCGTACTTCTCAGCCAAAGGCGAGAAAAAGGCAGTCGGCGACAAGGGAGAGACAGCCGGTGACTTCCACTGCTCATTCGCATTCTACACACAGCGTGTGTTCAAGGCTACCGGCTCCACCAAGATGTACTGGAGCGCAGCCGAGAATGACCCCGAGTACCAGCGCAACAAGGTGAACTTCCGCCACTACTTCATCTGCATGTTCAAGAAGGCAGACGCAGGTGTTGTAATGACCAGCGGATATAAAGCTGAAGCGTAATGGCGAGAATGAAGTATTTAGTCCTACACTGCACAGCCACCCCTGAAGGCCGTGAGGTAACCTCTAAGGAGATACGCCACTGGCACACCGACCCGGTAAGCAAGGGTGGGCGTGGCTGGAAGCAGGTAGGCTATACCGACCTGATACACTTGGACGGCAAGGTGGAACGTCTTGTCGATAACAACGAAGATGCGGAGGTCGATCCGTGGGAAGTGACCAATGGTGCCAAGGGTTACAACAGTGTGAGCCGTCATGTGGTGTATGCCGGTGGCTGCACCAAGGATATGAAGCACCCCAAGGACACGCGCACCCCTGCGCAGTTGAAGGCGATGACCGACTATGTGCGGAACTTCCATCAGCGTTTTCCGCAGATCAAGATTGTAGGCCATTGCGACCTTCCGGGCGTAAATAAAGCCTGCCCAGCCTTCGATGTCGCCAAGTGGCTCAAGTCAATAGGAATATACCAACAGTAAAAATATGGATGGCATGAATATCAGCGAAGTCCTGAACGTCCTCCTTGGCGGAGGTCTGGTGGCTACCATTGTTGCAATATGCACGCTGCGGGCTACCATAAGGAAAGCGAAAGCGGAATCGATGAAGGCAGAAGCCGATGCCGAGACGGTGCGTATGGACAACGCCGAGCATGCCACCCGTATCTTGGTAGAGAACATCGTGAAACCATTGAAGGAAGAACTCAATGAGACAAGAAGATACCTCGAAGCCTCGAAGCGCGAGATGGCGCGTCTTAGGAAGGCTATCGACACTGCGAACAGTTGCAAGCATCATGATGACTGCCCTGTTCTTGTCGGGCTGCGCGACAAGCCGAAAAGCGAGCGTGGCCACGGAGGAAAGCGTGAAACAAGTATCCGCGGACACCCTCCAGAGCGAGGTTCGTCAGACATGGACGGAGACAGTACCGCAGGAGGAAGCCAAACTGGAGATACCTCTGGCGGAACTGACTAACCTACCCGAAAAGGCAGAGTACCGAGCCAAGAACGGACGAGCCAGCGCAACCGTGCAGAACAAAGGTGGCACCATCGTTGTGTATGCCACTTGCGACAGTCTGCAACGCCAGTGCGAGTACTATGAACGCCAGATGGCGAGCTACAAGAAAGCATTGGAGCAACAGAAGAATGAAGCCAGAACGGAAAAAGAACGCAGTTCAAATCCGTGGAAGATGCTTCTCATCGCCTTTATTGTCGGAGTGGCGACCGGCACAGTATTAACAATCATAACAAAAAGAATATGGCAGAAAGTAAGAAATTCATGTACGGCATAGGTGTCGTAAAGTTTGGAGACAAGACCGTCGGCTATATAGAGAAAGGCAGTTGGGATTGGGGCGGAGCCAAGCCCGAGAAGGTCGATGTAGAAGCCGAACAGGTGCCCGGTGCCCCCGTGCTGACCCTCGTCACGAAGAACGGTACGATAGCCCCCACGTTCAACCTCATACAGCTGGACTACGAGAACCTCCAGCTCGCCCTTGGCGGTACGCTTGTCGGCACGCAAGGAGCCTATACCGGTTGGAAAGCCCCGACCGACCTTGTGGAACTCCGAGACAAGTGTGAGATTCAGCTGAAGAGCGGGCAGACAGTGACGATACCGAGTGCCACCCTTATGGCCAACCTCGGAGGCAAGCTCACCCTGACCGAAGTCTCCAAGATAGAGTGCCAGTTGACGGTGAACGCGCCTGATGACGGCAGTGCTCCCTATGATGTGGCCGATACCAAACCAGGGGAGTAGCGCATGAACCGAGCAATCGAAAAAGAAGCGGCGGAGGCACTCCTTGACAGGGGTGTCTCCGTGCCGTTTAAGGACATACGGCTGCCGTTCCGCAAGAAACCCCTGAAGGTGCGCATCACCATGAAACGCCCCACATTGGCAGGGCAGATAGAAATCGGGCGGCAGTATCTGGAGATGGACACAACGGCAGAGGAAGTGCGGACACTGCCCAAGCTGGAGCAGATGCGTTTCATGGCCAGACACGGCAAGCGCCTGTCGCGCATCATCGCCTACACCGTGTGCAGGGGGTATATATCCCGCCATCTGTTTGTGGGGCTGACCGCGTGGCTCGTGCGCAACTTCGTGGCGTACCGGTACCAGGTGGCCGCCACCGAGCAGTTCGAGCGACTGATGGGCACAGGCCCTTTTATGAGTATTATCAGATCCGCGGAACGGACGAATCCGATGAAGCTGAGACTGAGCCAAGGAAAGAAGGGGAGTTAAGGACCGAGTATGAAGGTTCCCATAGCCCTTTCGGATTCGTGTGGCAGATAGCCAGCGCGACAGGCTGGAGCGTGGATTACATACTCCACGGCGTGAATTACCAGACCCTCATCATGATGCTGTGCGACGCCCCACGTTACATCAAGAAGAAAGCCGGCAGACTCGACAGCGGCAAGACCGCCGAGGAGGAAGCCGAGGACATAGCAGGATTTTTTCAAAGTAAACTGAATTGAAAGCATGAGCAAGCCCGTAGAGATAGAGTTCCTGATGAAGGACAAACTGAGTGACGGTATCGACAATGCCAACGCGCATATCGACACCCTCATCGACAATGCCAAGAAAGCGGCCGAGCTGGTGAACGCCAAGATAGCCGAGCAGCACAAGGTCATTGACGGCGTGGCCTCGGACCTCAGCCGTATGGAGCGGCAGCTTGCAGGCATGAAACCCGGTACCGCCCAGAAGGAACTCGCCGCCGATGTCATGGCTTGCCGTAAGGTGCTGGACGAGGAACGGAATACCCTCGTCTATCTGGAGAAACAGCACCGCCAGGCGGAAAAGGCCGTGTCCGACTTGGAGAAGGAGCATGGCAAGCTCTCCGAGTCCAGCACCACGGCGGCAGTGGCGCAGAAGACCCTTGCCGAGCGTATCGCCGAGAGCAAGGACTTGGTGAAGTACACCACGTCCTGTATCAAGGAATTAGAGAAAGCCTACAAGAACGCAGCCCCCGGAAACGCCCAGTCAGCAGCCCTCGCCGAACTCAACGCGGCCAAGAAAGCGCTGGAGGAAGAGAAACTGATACTCGCCAGCCTCACACGCGAGCAGGAGGAAAACCGGGAGAGCAACAAGCGTCTGGCCATGCAGTTGCGCGAGTTGCAGGACGCGATGGCCAAGATGCGACTGGAGGGCAAGCAGGACACGGAAGAGTACCGCGAGATGGCGGAGAAAGCAGCCTTGCTGTCCGACACCATCGCCGACCTCCATACCCAGACCAAGATACTCTCCAATGACGATGCAAATCTGCAGGGATTCATGTCCGGTATCAGCGGTCTGTCCGGCATGTTTACCGCTGCTACCGGTGCCGTGTCGCTGTTCGCCTCCGAGAACGAGAACCTTGCCAAGATACAGGCGAGGGTGCAGTCTGTCATGGCCGTCACGATGGGGCTGCAGCAGGTATTCAACACCCTTAACAAAGACTCCGCGTTCCGTCTGGTGACGGTGGTGAAGATGAAGAACCTGCTGACGGCGGCCAATGCAAGGCTGGCGGCATCGCTCGGTATCTCCACCGCAGCGGCATCGGCACTCATGGCGACCCTCACGCTGGGCTTGTCCGCAGTCATTACCGGTCTGATAGTCCTGTTCAACAAATACAGCGACGCACAGGAAGAGGCACGACAGAAAGCGCAGGAACTCATCGAGGTGGAGAGCGAGGGCAGGGCGCAGATGATAAAGACCCGTTTCGAGATAAACAATACCATTCGCGAACTGAAAGAGTTCACCGGCAGCAAGGAAGAGGAAAAGAAGAAGACCGAAGAACTGAACCGCAAGTACGGCGAGGCGTTCGGCTACTACGACACCGTTGCCGAGTGGTACGATGTCCTCACACAGAAAGCAGCCGACTATATCCAGATGCTCTTTCTGCAAGCCAAGGCGCAGGCACTGGTCAATAAGGCCGTGGAAGCCGACGACAAGGTGAACAAACTGAAGGCGACCGATGCCGATGATGTCGAAGGCTCCATGGGGTGGTTCAAGCAGTCTCTCCTTTATTTTGCGCAAAGCGAGACCAACGGTCAGATAGACGCGTCGGCCATCATCAAGGAGGAGAACGAGAAGAATAAGGAACAGGTCATCGCCGATGCCGAGAAACTCCGTGACGACCTGCTCAAACAGGCAGAAGACCTGACCAAAGAAATGGGTGAGATAGGCAAGAACAGCAATATCGGCGGTCATACCAAGCCTGAGCACAAGCCGACCGGTGGAAACGGTGACAAGGACAGGCAGAAAGAGTTGGAGCGCGAGAAAGCGGCCGAACAGAAACGTGCAGAAGAACTTGCACGGCTCCGTCAGGAGAACGAGCAGGAAAGTATCAGCCAGATGGCAGAAGGCAGTGCCAAGCGTATCAGACAGATAAGGTTCAATTATCAGAAAGAGGAAGCCGAGATAAAGGCACAGGAGGCCAAGTGGCGCGATGCACAGGGCGGAAATCTCACGGAAGAGCAGGGCAATGCCCTTGCGGAACGGCTACGGCTGGCACAGGAAGCACAGCGCAAGGGGTTGGAGGAAATCGACAAGGAATCCCTGAAGAACGAACTTCAGGCCATGGTGGACTATCTGCGCGAGTATGGCACGCTTCAGGAGCAGAAATACGCCATCGCCAAGGAATATGCAGAGAAGATACGTGAGGTGAACGAGGGTGAAGGCACGGCGGAGGAAAAGCGGTGGCAAGTCCGCAAGCTCGAAAAGGAGCGTGACGCTGCCGTCAGCCAGACCAATGCCCAGAACCTCGCCTTGAACATAGACTGGAGCACCACCTTCGAGGGCGTCGGCAACGTGCTCAAAGACATGGCTAAAGAGACACTCGCCAAGATAGAGGAGTACATGCAGACCTCAGAGTTCAAGAAACTCTCGGCGGAAAACAAGAAAGTATATACCGACCTTCAGGCGAAATTGAAGGACGAGACCGGCGGCAACAGTACCAGTGCCTTCAACTTCAAGATATGGGGCACAATCGCCGAGAACGTGAAGACCTATCAGGACAGCGTGCGCACGCTCCGTGAGAAAACCGACGCCCACACGCAGGCCGTGGCCGATTTGGAACAGGCGCAACAAGACCTTGCAGACGCCACCGACGATGCCTCAAAGGAAATCGCGCAGAAAGCGGTGGACATAGCGCAGGGCAAGGTCGATGCGACGGCAGCATCGCAGAACGAGGCGCAGGAGGCCAGCGACAAGGCACGGAAAACCCTCACCGACAACACCAACGCGGCGGCACAGGGCATCAAAAACTTCACCGGCTACCTGAACGAGATGTCTGACGGCTCGCTGTACGGCTTTGCCAACGGCATCACCAAGCTCATCACCTCGCTCTCCAAAGGCTCTGACGGTATCGGCAAGTCGTTGGGGGAACTGGGTGGCAAGATAGGCGGCATCGTCGGTGCCATACTCCAGATACTTGACGCGCTGGGCGATGACCCGAAAGGCTTTATCAACGACCTGCTTGACAAGGTGGCCGACACGATAAACAAGGTGGTGGAGGAACTTCCCGAAATCATCATCGATGTCATCAAGGACGTGGGCAACATCGTGCAGGGACTGCTCAGCGGCATTGCCGGGTGGTTCGGCATTGATGACCTTTTCGGACTGAACGGCAATGAGGCGGAGGTGAAAAAGACCATAGAGAACCTGACCGAGCGCACGGAACTCCTGCAGAACGCCATCGAGGACCTGACTGACGTGATGGAGAAAAGCTACGGTCAGAAAGCCACCGATGCCTACGAGCAGGCCAAGCGCAATCAGGAGGAGACCAACGCCAACTATCTGGGCATCGCACAGGCGCAGGCAAGCTACTGGAAGCACCATCACAGCTGGAACTATTACTGGAACGGCTTTTCCGATGACCAGACGGCATGGATAAGGCAGAACGTGAAGGAGAACTTCGACGGCAGCATCTGGAGCCTTACACCGGAGGAGATGAAGAAACTCCTCTCCAATGTGGATATAGCCGAGTACATCAAGAACACCGGCAAGGGCGGTTATGGAAATGATGTGCTGGACAAGCTGCAGGACTACGCGGACCAGGCAGGAAAGATAGAGGAACTGACCGACAGCTGGCGCGAGACCATCACCCAGATAAGTTTCGACAGCATGAAGGACAGCTTCATCTCCAACCTGATGGACATGAAGAAAACCTCCAAGGACTTTGCCGAGGACTTCGCCACGGACATGCAGAAAGCCCTGCTGAGCTATTCCATGGAAGACCTCATCAACGGTGAGCTGAAGCAGTTGTACGATGACTGGGCACAGCTTATCTCCGACAAGAACGGCGAGCTGACGGAAAAGGACATCGAGGACTTCAACCGCCGCTATGACGAGATAGTGGCGGAAGGGCTGAAACGCAGGGACGAGTGGGCGAAGGTCACCGGCTACGAGGACACGGGCGGTACCAGCCAGAGCGCGAAGTCCGGAGGCTTTACCGCCATGACGCAGGACCAGGGCACGAAACTGGAGGGCATGTTCACCAGCGGACTGCAGCACTGGTCAAGCGTGGACGAGCGTCTGGAGACCGTGGCCGACCGCATGAACCTTGCCGAGAGCCACCTTGCCCGGATTGCCGAGAACACCGGCACGAGCGCGGGGCATCTTGGCGAGATAAAGGAGGACATCAGAAAAATAGTAAGGGACGGACTAAAAGTAAAATGACATGGACAAGATACTTGGAGGGCTGGTGCTGGTGAACGGCACCGACATCTGGAAAGAATACGGCGTGTTCCTCGTAGAGGACAAACGAGGCGGAATGGATAACCTCACCGCCATACTCACCCCGAGCAAGACGAAGAAGGACACCGCCGTGAGCATACGCGAGGAGCAGGGCGAGAAATACTCCGCCACACTTACACCGAGAAACGAGCCGAGGGACATCACGCTCAACTTCGCCCTGTATGACAAGACACAGGCGGGTTGGCTGCGGAAATACTTCTCGTTCATCAATTTCCTGAAACAGGGCAAGGGCGGCTGGCTGGACATCGTATTCACGCAGCTTGACCTTACCCTGCATGTGAAATACAGCGAGAGCCCCAAGTTCACACCGCTCACCTACTTGTGGAAGGAGGGTGTGAACGCCGGCAAGTTCAAGGTGAAGTTCCGCGAGCCTGTCCCCATCATCTAA